ATCATCAGACAAAACTTTTTTATTCTTTCTAAGAATCTTATCACCTGGTCTGATTACATCACCATCATCACGATATCCTTCTTTTAGTTTTGGATAAGTTGGTGATTTACCCATACGCTTATCAGCTTGATTTCTTAACTTCTCTCCTGCTTTTTTTACATGAGGTATTAATGCTGCACCACCAGCAGCAAGTCCTAGAGCACCACCAATAGCAATGGCAGGAGCAATTTCATCTAGTTGTTTAAAGTCTTTTCTCCAGTTTGAATAAGATTCTTGAGTCACGTTCTTTGCTCTTCCTGTTCTGTTTGGATTTGGATCTTCTTTACGCTTTTTGCGTGCTCTTTTATTTCTCTCTTCCTTACTCATAGCAGCACGGTCGTCTGCATCACGACAGTATGGTTTGGTCTTTTGACCTGGTTGTTTAGCACAAGGCTTACCATCATATTTACCACCGGTCTGTTTCCAACCACCACCTTTGAACCAGTCACGGAGAGAATATCCCTTATCCTTGGAAGATTTACCATCACGTTTTTCAGTGATAACACCTTCCAAACATTGGCAAGGATCGTGTCCGCAGATAGGACAAGTTTCCTCATTAGTTACATAATCTGCTGCAGTATCAATATAGTCTGCTGCCTTGGTTATTTTAGATTGAACCCATGCTTTGAGTTCGCCTTCACCAGTTTTACCCATCTTCTTTTGAAGACGAGAAGCAGCATTCTTAATAGTTTTCAATTCTGAACGAGCCATAGAATACTCGTGATCTTTCTTCTTTTCTTCGTTCATTTTTCTACCCCTACAATGGGCTCGTTGAGAGAATCCTTTTGGATTATCGCAATCGATGGACTTTTTGTACTTCGCACTCCACGCCTCTGATACTCCTCCGCCATTAGAGCCCCCATTAGACCCCCCATTCCCATTTCCATTGCCATTTGAACTATTTCCGTTGCCATTCTTCTTCGTACCTTCAGTATCATCAGAAGATTTCTCTTCTTCTTTTTCTCTGCGGAGCCATCCACCCATACCAACAACATATCCCATAGGAATTCTCTTACACTTCTTAGAAGCGTAACAGTAATAATATCCTTTTTTACAGGATTTCTTTGCCATTATTTGGAAGTATCTTCTGTATTATTTAGAAAACCTTGCTTTAATAACTTTGACAATTCTGAGGTGGATCCAACAAACAAAGCATTATTAGTAACGTTGTTTGGACTTTTCTTAGTATTATCTTCTTCCAAATCTTTCAATTTCTTTTGAAGATCTGCAAGTTTATCTGTGGTATCTGCAACTGACTTTATTAACTGCCCAGCAACTTCATATGCTCTAGGACTTGCACTTTCTCCAGCAAGTTCCATAATGCCATTGATTGCTTCTTGACCTTTTTCTATTAAAGAATATAAGTTTGCACGAGTATACTCATAATCTTTCTTTATATCATCCTTTTCCACTTTAGGTGGAACAGGTTTCATTGGTTTTGATTCAACAATGCTACTTTCAATATCAAGTGCGTTGTCAATGGACTCATAATTATCACTCATGATTATTAAATATCAGTTTTTCTTGCAGGAGAATACTCTTTAGAATCTGAGAAGAATTCCCATTCTTCATCAAATCCAAAGTTATCGCCAGGCATTAGTAATTTATGATCCTGCTCATTGATAACACCATCATTATTCTTATCTTCTTTTGCAGTTGGAGTTACTGTATATCTCATTTCACGTTTTGCAGTCTTGACATCAGTACTAGTGTACATATCAACTTGAACCTTACGGATAAGACCGTCACTGCTATCAGCGATTGGACCAAACAGATATGTTTTTGCCATAAACTGTAATGTGTAGATTAGAGATCTTCTTGTATCAAAATTTCCTTCATAATCATCTTGAAAACCTATAGATTCAAGAATAATTGGAATATCTCTTTTTTCACCAATAGAATCAATCAAGTCTACAGTTAGATTGAAGTGTGGTTGAAAATATGGTAGGATTTGTTCAATAATTTGTAAAGCGTCATCATTCAATTTTGAAAGAATATTCAGTTCAAATCCAATATTATATGGCACAGGCATAAACACTTTCTTTGCTCTGCCACCATCATCACAAGTTTTATATGTTTGAACTAAACTAGACTTTCTTGTTGAGTCATATTGAATAGATGTCATTTCAAATGACATTCTAGGCATTGTAATTTGAACTGCTTTGTTCAAATCTGCCTGTTGTTGAATTCTTGCTAAAAACTTTTGACTAGGACCATATGCCAAAGGAACTTTCATATCACTAACATCTTTGCCCGCACCGTCTTGATGGCGAATATGAATATCATTGAACAAAGTTCCAAACGATATAATAGTTTTTCTAATTATTTCGTGGTAATAATATGTTCCTAACATTAAAATGTCCCAAATGGATTAGTTTCGGTGAAGTCCAAAAGACTATCTCCTAGAGTTTCAAACTCATCGTTCTCGGTATATTTATCATAAGTATCATCTTGTACATAACTAAAGACTGGATACTCTGCACCAGAGGTTTGACCTATTATAGTTTCACCTGGATAGAATCCAATTGGTTGTGTAGAACCTATACTGACATTTGAGATTTTAAGGACGTGAGTATCTTGATCATATTCTTTGACTCTTGCTTGAACCATAGACTGAGATCCCATAACAATCTCATTGAAGAGATATGTTCCGACACCTGATAAAGTTTCTGGATCAGAAATTGTAACTGTTGGTGAACTACTATATCCTCTTCCAGGTTCCTTGACGAAAATCGACTTGACAACACTACTACTTCCATCAAGACCGATAGAAGCAATACCAACTGCAGTGTGTGCAATACCACTTGCTGGTGGACCTGCTATAGTAATAGTTGGTGCAGTTCCATAACCAACACCACCATCAGTAATGCTAAATCTAATTACACCTTGACCACTAGTTTCAATAGATGCAGTTGCTGCTGCTCCGACACCACCACCGCCAGTGATGGTAATTGTGGGTGGAGTAACATATCCAGCACCAGCATTTGTTAATAAAATCTTTTCAATTGAAGTGACCCCACCACTTGTAGTTAAGATTCCAATAGCAGTTGCAGTATCACCAATCTGTCCTGTTGGTGAAGATGAGAATCCAATAGTTGGAGGTGAGGTAAATCCACTACCATCATCATTCAAATGAATTGTTCTAATATAACCACTTGGTACAGATCCAGAAATTTGTGCTGTAGCGGTAGCAGTTCTTCCAACTCCAATAAGTTGAAGTGTGGTAATGTATCCTTCATCTTGAACTTGGGTGTCGATTGCTTCAATAGTTGTATCAATAACTTCGTCTTCATATTCAAAGAGTTCACATTTAAGTTGATAAACATAATTTTTTCCCAACTGAAAGAAAGGATCTTCATGTTCAACAAATTTTACTTCAAATAATCTTTGACCCAGTGGAAAATAAACTAAATCTCCTTCTCTTGGACGAGTTGGAGTCGGCATAATTGAATCATCAGTTCCATCATCTTGTCCTGCCATAAATGGAGCGATGAAATCTTCAAATCTTTCTTTGGATATTGTTATGATGAGTTCATCTCTGACACTAACACCAAATTTTGTCAGAATATCTCCTGCACCACCATATCCTTCAAAAGTATTGACATATGCCTCAATAGCAAAATTATCATCAAACTTTGAAGTTTGAACTTCTTCAATAATTGTTTTTGTATTTACATACTTTCTTGGGATATAAGTTACTTCAACACCATGAAAAGTCAGGTGCTCATTTATTAGATCTTGGACTAATCTTTGTTCAGATGCAGTCCCTTGTAGGAAAAAAGGATTAAGTGCCATTATCCAATAAAGTCGAGGGGTGGAAGTTCATATTCCATGGTCATTCTTGACTTAATTTCTGCAAGTTCTTGTTCTGCTTGTTGCAGAATTTCTCCTCCATTAAGTTCAATACCACCAGGAAGTTTAACACCCCTAAACTTACTGAGGTTTCTTCCCCACTGACGTTTAATCAATGCGGTAAGATATCTCTTTAAGAAACTATCATTATAGATTTGTGTAAATGATGCAGGGTCTAATGCTCTATAGCATTCAATGACTATAAAATCACCTACGGTTTCCGAACCCCAATCAATATCAAGATATAATCTATCTTGTCTCTTATTAAATCTTACTTGTTTATCGGGTGTTAGTAAAAAGTCAATATCTTCAAGATAAGACTTGACCATAGCATATTGTAACAACTCAACGGAGTTGAAATAATATAAATCGTTTAAAAATAGTTGATATTTGATACTAAACATTCCACCAGAAATGGAACTGGTATCAAATTTAAAAATTTTCTCAACTCCAATCACAGAATCTGGAACTTGAATGTAATTGGAATTTTCGTAAAAATTGAATGTCGTTGCTGCAACTCCAACGGACGTTGCAGTCGTAGTTATGATGCCTACTCCTCCAGTAGGATCAACTGTTTTAACACCAGAAGATTGTGCTCCTATTCCTCTATCAATATCTTCTTGAGTAATTTTATATTTAAGATACATCTTTTCAACACCGTCAAAATGACGTTCGTTGAAATATTGAATTGCATCATCAACTAGATCATCAATTTGATCATCGTCCACGTTGATTTCCAACACTGGAGCACCAAGTTGACGCAAACAGTAATCTATCAATCCTTGCCTAGTTGATGGTTTTGCCATATTAACCTTCTAATTTTGCTTTGAGGTCTGCATTTTCTTGAAGCAGGGCATCCATTTGTTCTTGAAAATCTTGAGACAGAGTTGCTAACTTTGCCTCAAGAAGAACATTTTGATTTGATACTGCTGCTAATTTAGAATTGTATATTTTAATCAGAACATTAACATCCACTTCACTTTGATTTTCCATTAATTACCTCAGAATGTACCCCCATCCATAGTTGAAGTCCAGTGGGGCTTATTAGTATATATTACTGCAACGTTACTGGGAACTGAAGCAAGGTTAGCGATTGCGCCACTTTGACCTTCTCTTCTTAAGTTGTTGGAAGTATTGAATGTACCTTCAACACCGATCAAATTAACAGTACTGCTATTTGTAACGCCAGATTCAACAATACCATATGCACCAGTGCTATCTTGTCTGACAATATCACCAGTTGCTGCGGTAATATTTGCACCAAGAGTCAAAGTATTCTTAGTGATAGCAGTCAAGATCTGCTTGGAGGTAATTACTGGAGATGCAACAGCATTAGTTGATCTCTGAAGACCAGTGTCATCAAAGAATACAACACCACCAGTTGCAAAATCACCAGACTGATAGTAGATACCTTTAATATCAAGGAAACCTTTAGTTCCAGCTACAATACTATTTGAAATAGTTGCATCAGGAACGTAAGTCCATCTTCTGCTGTCATCGGCGTGAGTTCCGTGATTGTCAGCATCTGCTGCGCTATTGGCAATGGAGTCATCCTCCATACCAAAGAATCCAACCTTATTGTTAGATGCTCCAGAACTTGTATTGAACGAGAACGAAATACCTCTATCAGTATTACTATCGTAAGCGTGAGTGATAGTTACTTGAGTTGTGGTGGTAATGCCAGCAGTTGTGGCATTACTAATCGTAATTGCTTTAGTACCAGGGTTATATGCAGTAATTGTGGTATTATTTGCAATACCTGCTGCAGCAGTAATTCCATCACCAGTATTGATACCAACAATAGAATCCAGAATCAGTGAATTTGCACCACTGCTGGCTTCTGCCATAACAGTTCTAGTGCTAGTTACATCACCAAGATGGAAAATTGGATCATTTAATGTGGATGTTGTAGAGTTGACAGTTGTAGTTGTACCATCAACCTGAAGATTACCCTTAACAACAACTGTTCCTTCGTTACTCAATCCATCAGGATATGGATCAATGAACAGTGTATCGCTACTACCTGGAGTAGTTGAAATAATATTATCTTCAATCCTTACTTTACCAAAGAAGGACTGACCTGTTACCGTAATTGCGGTGTTCCATTCCCATGGAGCACCAGTTACGCGCATTACGTTGGTGCCATTCTCATCATATTCAATCTTACCATCCTTGTCATTACCAAATGACAGGTAAGTATCGTCGGGAATATTTACTTCGCCCGAACCATGAGGATCGAGAATGATATCTCCATCAGTGTCGGTAGAAGAAATAGTGTTTGTATCAATTCTTAAGTTGTCTACGTTCCACTGATCAACCTTAAGTGATTCTGCACCACCCAAACCAGAGTTTGTTGCTGGTGCCATAATGGCAACAACACCTCTATCTTGGTTTCTGCTGTTGTGAGACGCTGCTGGAATGTTTCCAGGAGTGTGCTCCATCATGGAGGTATAATAATGACCACCAATTGGATTGGCGTTAGTACCATCATCTCCAAGGAAAACTCTGTCCTTGTATTGATTTACTCCACCGTAGCTACCAATACCAGTTACATATCCAAGTTCACCCCATTGTAAACTGGCTGGTTTGCTAGTACCTGAGGATCTTTTAATCCTAATAATACTTGCCATGTCAGAAATTTCCTCCGTTGATGTCTAAATTCTGGGTCGCGCCTGGCGTCAGGGTAAGAGTTGCTTCCCATTTTCTGATGCTACTGTTGTAGACGAGCACCATACCATTCTGCAAGTTAGAAGCACTAACATCACTGAGTTCTGCCAAAGAGAGACCCTGGGCACCCGCAAGAGAAGATATAACTTTTACTGCTGGTTGTTGACCTACTCTGACTTTAATTTCAGCCATTTATGATATACAAATCAGGATGTAGAAATATTTATATTCCTTGAAGTCCCAATCTACCTACAACTTCTTGTTGTTTTAGGTAAAGTTTTGCGTAAGATTTTGCAATGTCCTTCAACATATCTCTGTCATCACACGAATCAATCTCTTTTGCAAGTTTAGTATATTCAAAACTTTTAGTAAGATTTTCTAGTGTAATTTCATTTGGGTCCATTAGTAAGCTCCTTTAGTAAAGATTTGATTTCATCAATATCCTTCTTCAGTGTATCGAGTTCTTCCCGTTCTGTCTGCCTTCTTTGTTTCATTTTCATGTATTGTGCATAACCGGCACTATCGGTGTTAATGATAGCGCCAGTATCTCTATCTCTATAAAGATTTGGTTCACCCTCTACAGGAACGAAATTTTCATTTTCCATAATTATGCAAGTGCGATTGCTCTAAAGTCTTTCAGTTGAACTGGTGTTGATTCGTTGGTAGACGACATAACAACCTTGATAGCGAAAGCAGTAAACTGTTCCAAATTATTTGCGGAGAACTGATACTCTGAGAATTGACCTGCGTCATTTGCAGGGACAAAGGCATCTGCTCTTCCACTATTTTTATTTGGATCTTTAACTCTGTCACCAAATCCATCACCATCAGTATCAATAAGATTATCATAACCAGGGAATGGTGTGAATTTCTGATCAATGTTGCTGGAGTCTGCTCTAAAGAGTTGATAAAGAACTCTAAAATCAGCACCCTCTTCTCTATTTGCAGCAATGATAATTTTCAGACTGGATGCAGGTTTCGCGAGAGAAATTGTCTTAGTAACAAATACTGCACCATGTGGATCACCATCAATCAAGTTGGCACTTCCATCTTCAATATAATCATTAACTGGTTTGTTAGTTTTGTTTCTGCCAAGTACAAATGTTGCATTTTGCAAGTCAATAATTGGTGACAGATTCTCATCTTCTGTTGAGAAAGCAACTCTTAAATTCAAGGACTTATTACGCTGAATTTGTTGTCCAGTCAGATATGCAAGTTCATTCACTCTAGATGCTACCATTCTTGGAGTTCTAAACTGATTAACTTTATTCAAAAGAACATCTTCATATCCTTGATCGAGGAATGAAACTTCGGTTCCACCAGCACTAGTACCAGAAATAGTTCTGATAGCAGATGTTGCTTTAGTTCCCTTTCCAGGTGTAATGATGTTGAATACGGGTTCAATAGAACTGAATTGATAATTCTGTGAAATACCAACACTATTTCCACCAAATCCTTTCTGTGCAGCAAAATTCAACATTCCATTTCCAGATCCTCTTCCCTGAGGAACTGCAAGTGTTCTATCAAATTCGAGATGATAGAAGTCGAGATTTGAATTTGAATCTCTATAATATGTCGATGGAATATTATGAGTTCTGTTGATTCTCATCAGAGAAACACCGTTTACCTCATATGGTTGAATTGCCGATCCTTGAGCATGATCTGAAACTGCAGTACCATTTTGTCCTCTAGAGGAAATGGTAAGGGATCCAGTATTATTTGCTCCAGCAGAAACTGCAGTATATTCAACAACTTCACTATTGAGAAGTGCATAACCTCTACTTGTAGAAATTCCTTCAGATGTTGCAAATACTGTGGTATTAGCAACAGAAACTTGAGTTCCAGTTACGCCAAGTGTCTCAGTAATGGTAGTCTTTGAAGTATCTGGTTCAATATCAACAATTTCAATCTTGTTGTTTCCTCCATGGTGTGCATGGTTCTGTTGCTTGATTCTAAAGACGTTTCCACTAAATTTATCATCAATAATGGATGAAGTTCCATTTACATTTACGCTTGCATCTGTCAATACACTTGGAGATGAATAGTAGTAAACATCCTCAGTGTTGGTGAAGTTTTCACCTTGAACATTTGTTAGATACAAAGTATCTGTACTTCCAAGATTGTTAACAGTAAGTCTTGCGCCAGAACCAGCAGCACCACCAGTACCGCCCATATCAGCGGTTGTAATTCCAAGAGTTTCACCATTTACATAACCACTACCTGCATTAGTAATGTTTACAGAATTGATGAATCCTGTGGCATCAGTAACGATGGTTGCTTGTGCTCCACTACCTTTACCAGTTAAAGAAATTAAATCAACACCAGTAGAAGTTGTAGAAACTTTATAGTCAGTACCACTACTTGCAATCGATACCGAAGAAGAACCTGTTGTAATTGGGGCACCAAGATTCTCAACATAACCATTGATAGCATCAAAAGTTTGACCTTGAGTAACTCTAGTTCCCTTTACAACAGCACCAGCAAGAGTTCCAGTTATAGGTAACTTGAGTTTTCTTGGAAGTGCTTCAATTGGATTATCATTCAGATCTTGTGCATTATCACCCTTTGGTGTAATATCAGTGTTAAAGAAATTGACTGTTCCTGCTTTTTTAGTAAACTTCGCTTTATACAAAGTAAACATTAAGTCTTGATATTGACTTGGAGTCCAAATTGTACCATTCTGAGACTTAAACAGAGAACCACCAATATACTGCTTAGTTACAACAACATTGCGAACATTTGGAAGTTGTGAAGTATTCACAGTCTTCTTGCCCATTGTTGCAGTCCACATTTCATACAGGTCAGAACCTGGTGAAAGAATGACAATTGCATATTCTACTTCTGGTTCCAGATAAACTGGAGATTCAAAAGCAATATTGGTTGGTATTGGATCAAATGGATTTTCTTCATTAATGAAGATATCATCAGGATTTAATGCAATTTGTGTATAATCTTGAACTAAGAATGAAGTTGGAGTTCCAAGTTCCATTGTTCTAAGTTCAACGAAAACTTTAGCTTTAGGATCCTTGTTGGCAAAGAAGAGGTCAAATGATGTTAAGAATGCACCAGTTCCATCGACAGTAAATGACTGTGCAAGTGGATCTCTATGTGGTGCCTTAACTTTAATTTCAACTTCAGTTTTCTTTCTCTTTGGTCTGGGTGGATTTCTAACAGAAACTCTAGAAGTTTCTTGAGTTAAAATAGTTCCACTTCCACTGTATTGACCAATTGCTTCAGATGCAAATAATGTAGAACCTGGTAGTACAATCTTATTTGGTGGATTTGCAGTAATTTTAACTGTCTTAGTTCCACTCTTAATTCTGATTCTTGGTCTTGGTTTAGCGTTAGCATTTCTAATAAAGAATGAACCAAGAACATCACCCCAGTTATCGGCAATTAGTCTTTTATCTGTTACAGTTGCACATGCACCAGAAGTTTTACCAACAATAGTAAATCCTTTTTTAACAAATCCATAATATTTTTGCCTTCTTGCAAGTCTCTTCAGTGCAAAGTTGATAAGTCTAGAAGTTGGAGAATATCCGCTTCCTGGAGCTGGACGATTTTTATCATAAGGATCAACTTGATAATCTTCCTTCAATACGGTAGGATTTCCTAAGTTAAATCCTCTTTCAGCATTATCTGGAGTAGCACGTCTCCTTGTTTGATTATCATTTTGAGTTGTGGTATTGCCAATCTTATGATTTGGTCTGACAATAGGCAAAAATCCTACTTTCTTACCATTTCTATTGAAAATCTCAACTTCTTCATTCACTTTAAAAGTGCCAGACTTCATTTCAATTTCACAAAGTTTTGGCAAATAATCAACTGGTTGGCTATCAAGATAGAAATAGTGTCTCTGGTATGGTCTTAAACCGTTGGCATAGAAACCAACGTTTCTAGAACGCATCCAAGGATCTGCCTCACCCGAGACTTTTACATCTTCAACATAATCAAACTCTCTAGAAGGTCCTCTGAGTTTTGGTGTATATTTGGTTGTAGTGGTAATTGTTGTTGTAACGAATTTTCTTCTTCTCTTCTCACCTCTACCACCACCTTTCTTGTAAGTTCTATACTCAGTTTTTCTATCAACATCTCTAGTAGTTTTTGCCTCTTGCTTCCATTTGGCACCAGTAGATTCTGTTCTATGATCATTAAGATAGATGGTTCTTACCCAGTTATCTGATGCTGGGTCCATGACAATACCACCAACAAATACAATAACGTTGAATGGGTTAACATTTTCAACATTAGTCGCGTGTGGTTGATTAATCCATCTCTTTTGCTCATATTCAAGAGTAATCATATCTCCAGTTTTCTGACAACCACTTCTTGGTGGTAATGGCAGATTATCACTAAGATCTGCATTTTCTACATCAACTGATGGATCAAACTTCAATTCTGCATCAATTGACCAGAAATCTACTGGAGCAATACAAGTTGCAGATCCCTTAGAAATATCTACTGTAGATAGGCGTGGATCCATCAAAGACTTATCTCTAAAATCACTAACAATAAAACCACTCTTGAATCTGTTTAATCCATTTGCATCGGTGACTTCTAAAGTCTTTGCATTCAATTCAAGCATCGTGAGGCTTGTCATTTCCTCAAGATTTTCAATTCTATCTTCAAGCTTGCCGATATCACGCATGGTGAATCGTCTGTTGTCACGAAGTTCAACTCTAGGATCACTTACTGTATTATACAAATATGGTGGGAGAAAAACTTGTGCAAGCTCCATAGAATCGTCTGTTAAGACTGGAGCTTTTGGATCATCAGCAGAAACACCCTGAGTTACTTCAATTTCACCCAATCTGTTGATGGAAACCAAATCAATTCTTGGTAGATAATAAGTAAATCCAATAAAAGATGATTCATCAGGAGTAACTACATATTTGTAATTGTAATCATATTCTCTGCTAGTAAAAGCAAATGGAGATGCTGCAGTTGCACTTGGATCAAACGCCTCCACTCTTGGGCGGAAATCAATAAGGTCACTGACACGAAGACCATCTGGAAGAGTTGGAATGTCACTCTTAAATCTATCTGCACCATATGAATTTACAGTGAAGATATCTCCAGTATTGTTAGATGCTACTGTATAATGATCAAAAATAACTTTCAATCTTCTGGATGGTGTTGGACTTCCAGGTCTTCTTATGATTCTAGAATAGTCACAATATTGATGACGCTGACCTTTATCAAGTCTGTAATTCGGAGTCAGATCTAGGAAACTACCTGGAGTAACTTCTTGAATGGTTAGATCAAGTGCAGAATCACTAAATCTAACAGTTTCTCCAACAGTAAAGTCATCATTATTCAGAGGGACATAATCAATAGTATTGGAAGATGCTGCAACAACTTGTGCAACTGCTCTATTTTCTTGACCAACTATTTTTTCACCAACAATAACGTTTTGATCCAGTGCTAAACCAGTGGCAAAAGTAAGTTTATCTAATACTGGAGCAGAATCTGTAGTTGATTCGTAAATTGCACGAACATTTACTGCATCAGGAACATTAAGTGAAATTTCTTCATCTTCTACTCTAGTTCCATAAAACTTACTTGCAGTAAGACCATTTGCAGTGGTAGTTCCACTAGTTCTTGTAATATCAATAGAAGCAGATTTTGTAAAATCTTTAGTCTTATTGGTAACACCCATTTTCTTAAGTGTTACACTAGCCGTTAAGACTTGGTTTGGAACATTTGTAAATGTTACAGAGTTTCCTCCAGCATTTATGTTAACCATTCCACTATCAAGAGCAATGGGTGTACCAGTGCTTGTATCAGTTAAAGTATACTTTTCAGCATCAAAAGGTTCAAAAAATACGCTAGTAATACCTGAACTGATATCAATAGCATCAGCAACCGTAAAAGTTATTGAACCACTTGCAGCAGTTTTACCTGTAATCTGCTTTGTAATTGTTAGATTTGAGTTTGCTAAATCGACAGAGGCAATGTTTTCGACAGGCAATGTCGAGTACATTCCATTGTTACCATATCCAAGAACTCTTGGAACCATCAGAGAGAATGTTCTCTGACCATCCGTCACAGTATTCTGACAAACTCCAGGAATTGCAGCAGGTGCTGCTATCAATGAAATTGTAGATCCATCTCTTCTTAATTTGGTAACTTCATTATATGTTGCATCTGTTTGTCCGATAACTTGATATTTGATAATTGAACCAGGTTTAATACCCGTTGTTGTATCAAAAAGTCTTCCAGCAACTCTACCCTCATTACCATTATCAACTTCAAGAAGATCTTTTACACCAAAATCTGGAAGTTCTTGCTCATAAAGAACAGTATCTGCAACAAAGTCTGTAACAAGAGCGGTATTCAAAGAACTGCAATCTTGCCAGACCATCTTAATATCTGTAGTATCAAATGCTTCTACAGTTTGAATAGCACTAGTTGTATTGCTATCTTCATTAATTATAACTTGCTCACCTCTAAGGAATGTGCCCGAAGTTTGAGAAAGTGTATATGTGTTTGTACTTCTAGATTCAATATATCCTGTTGCACCACTTGAAAGACCTCTTACGCGAGAACTATCTGGTA